TTGCGCTTCTAACATACTACCCTCAAGCGCGGGGGTCGGCTGGGTAGCCGAATGCGGGGCTTGTTGCGTATCCGCCATTTTAAATTCTCCTTATATGTGATATTCTTGAATCTTCTTCGCCATCTCTCCAGTTTCAACAATACTGGTTAGATGAAGGCGTATCCGCTCCAAGAGTCTGAGGGAAAGCCAGCATTGTTCTCTGGCTTCAATATCATCAACACCTGTATGAGTCCAAGTGTCTGTTAAATCTTTCTCTAAAGTATCTAGCGCTTCTACGAATAATTCGTCTTGGAGGAGGTTTCTTGCCCTTCTCTCCCGTAAGTCATCGCTCATGTTGCTCCTATTGCTACGGCCCTCTTCTGTTCTCGTTCAAGGGCCAGTTCTTCGGCTTTAAGTTGTGCATCTATAGCGGCTTCCTCTGCGTCCTGTTGGACTTTCATCATCTTAACTTGTAAGTCACCCTGTTTAATTTCCAACTCTTTCATCTTAATCTGCTGTTCCATCATAGCGTTCTGCTGTTCTGGGGTAGGCTGATTAGGTTGCGGGGGAGGCGGAGGGGTCAGGTAGTCATCTACATTCTGATATCCCATAGCCTTAACCAAGGCCGCGCCTAGATTGTACATATTCTGTGGAGTTACGATAGGTAGTCCACCCTGCATGGCCTGTCCTGCAAACTGTAACATCTGTGACAGATGAGCCATCTGCTGATCTTTCGATCCGTTACCCAACGCAACAGAAACAGTACAGTCCATCTTGTCGTTCCACATATCAGGACGTACTGGAACCCACTGGTTTCTCAGCATGACCACTCTCTCTTTGTCCTGATTCTTCAGGAGGAGTTCGTAGATGCAACGCATTAGTTCCTTAACGCCTGTCTCAGCAAACTGTCGAGCAATCAACTCTACCCTGCTCTGGGCATTACTCATTACAGCATTGACCGCTGTGGCCGTTGTGTGGCTTGTCAGGGCATCTGCATTAAGCCCTTGAGTGTTCTTGTTTACTCCAGTTCTTGATTCCCTTACGTCATCAAGGTAGCCTAGCATCTGGAAGGATTCCGGCTGTAAGGGAGGAGTAGCCAACGGCATAACGGCGTTGGGAGATTTAACTCGTACCACACCGCCCGGACGCTGGGTTAGGAGGTCATCCAGATTCGCTTGACCTTCAAGGACTGCGTATCTACCAAAGTTCTGGTTATAGGCATTGTCCATCAGGTTACGCATCAGCGTACTCTTGATTAACTGTAAGTCCATCACAAGATCAGCGACAGACATACCAAAGAACTTATGGGGAATCTTTAACGGAGTGATGGATACAAACGGAGTCTTGTCTACTTCCTCGTTAGAGAAGATATAATCTCCTACACTGCATACCTTCCTGAGTTCAGCAATACCATCATCATCGTAGTCTGTTTTGATAAAGGATTCATGTAGCCAGTATTCTCTGAGGGCTTCTTCTCCTGTCTCGTTTAGGCCGGAACTCCACTGGTTAGAGTCATCAAACTCGTAACGTGCAAGGCGTTCTGCATTATACATTTCGGCATTGTATCCTGCACCCAACTCCCCAACATCCCAATCATCTCCATACATCTCTCGGAGTTCGGATACGGTCTTTCGTACACGGTGGCAGACAAACCTAGCGTCCTGAATACCCTTAGCCTCTCTTGAGATCAGGAATTCATCAGGCGGAACATTCTCAATCTTGATCTTTCCGTTGTAATCCCCTCTGTGGATAACTATGTTATGGTAGGTTACATCTTCGTAGTATTCCTCATGCTCAATAACTTCTACGGCTTTGTTTGCAGTGAGGACTTCAAACTCCATATCCGTAAGGCCGCGATACTCTTCACGCTGAGTCTCAGGGTATTCATCCCACCATACCTTTACGATACCATTCTTCTGGAGGAGGGCATCATGGAACCACGAATAGAGGATTTCCCATCCGGGATTGTCTTTTGTGAAAACGTAATTAACGTAATCAGTGGCCTGCTCTGCGGCCTGCACATCTTCAGGGCCATGAGGGGTGAACTTCACCATCTCATCACCAGACGCAAACACCCTCATAAGTGAGGGTTTAATCCATTCGATTGTGTCTTGTACCGTAGAATCAACGTATTGACTACGACCATCAACCTCATTACCAAAGGGAAGGGCGTAATAATACTTGATAGCCTTTTCTCTTTGAATAGAGATTTCGCCATCGTATCCAAGAGAATCAGTGATCTCCTGATGGATGCGTGACATTAATTCTCGTTCTGTATCAGACAATTCCGTAATTCCTGTAGGTTATTTCATTAGTCCAAGTTGGATCAGACCCCGCTATTGCGTGTCTTTGTGACTGAAATGCGTATCGGGTGGCACTCATAAGGTCATCCCTTATGGCTACCACCTTCCCTTGTTTCCTGTGATACATCCTAAACTCTTCAAACCAGTCGCCCAAGGTGTTGAATACCTTGAATCTGCCGTCCTCCATGTACTGTATCATAGCCATTAGACCCTCTTCAATAGAGTTAGAGCCTTTTGTCTGGCCTAATGCGGGTGGGTTTGTGAAGTGTTCTAGGAGGAAATTACACCCATGACTTCTATACTGGTCGGCTAGACCCGGATTCCCCATACTATCCCTGCGGTTTCCGTCATGTGGGTAGGCAATAGGGATGAAGCGCGGCCTTTGCTTAATGATTTCAGCGTGAACAGCCGGACTAGCCTTCGATGCTCTATAACAGTCATAGACATAAAAAGTATCGGTTTCATTATCTACAGCACACCATACAACTGCTGTAGGGTGATCCCAACCAAAGTCAATAGCCGCAATTCTGGGCCAGTGTTCTTCGATTGATATAGGATCAATCATTAATTCATCTTCACTAACAGGGAAGATCAGGCCGGAACCGATAGAGGGTCTACCATATCTCCTCATCTCCCTTTCATGTGGGGAGTATGCACTGAGAATCTGTTGCATAACCGGCTCTGAAAGGTGTCCCTTTTCCCCTTTCATGGATGTTATACTCTCACTGGCATCATCCCATGTGGCATTTGACAGGGATTGTCCCAGTTGGATACGGTTCATAAAACTGGCAACCGTTTCAGTCATGCCCTGCTCTGGGGTAAAGGTCATATAGACCATTCCCCGCCTATCTAGGGTTCGTGTGACGGCCTGTGAGTAGAGTTCTCTGCTGGGTTCCTCGTCCAGCCATACCACATCTACTGACCTGCCTTGCCACTTGTCCACACCCATCTCATAGGCTTTGAAGTATAAAGCCGAGTTCCCGCCTGTAATGTGCCGTATGAGGGCTACGGACTTGGCATTTGGTACTCCGGGCTTCCGTTCAGTTTTTATTATACATTTCTGAGGAATGGAGCCAGAGCCAAAGGCTTCGAGATCGTCGGGGGAACCCAATAATTCTGCTTGTACGATATCTCTGGTAGTTTCGTTAGATACACCACCCGCCCATGCTGTGATAGGTTGGTCGTATCTTCTCCCCTCCCACCAATCAGGGTATAATCCTGTGAGGTGGTAGGACATTTCAGCCGCCCCACAGTAGGATTTACCTATTCTGTTAGCGGCCATCAGGAGGCGCTGAGAGTTACCGTTGCCTGTTTTGTGGAAGTCTAACTGGTACGGATAGGGATCGTAGTAGTTTATTTTGTTAAACCGCTGTCTCTGCTTTTGTGCTTGCAGAAGTTGTAGCAGTTCAGTGTTTGATGAGGGCATCTATTTGCCTTTGTATTTCCTCGTCTGACATGGTTTCGATGTTGGTGGTTTCAATCTTCTCTACAGGTTTCATACCGGCTCTATCTAAGATGTCCTTAATAGCCCCCAATCTGACAGATTCACTCTCTGCCTTCTCTGCTAAGTCAGTCACCCAAGTCAATGCCTGTGGGATTTTATCCTGTAAGGCTTTATAGGTGGCATCCTCAATCTCATTCCTGAGTCTGGTCTTTAACTGGTGTCCCTGTACCTTGGCACTCTTCTGGGAATACCCCGCATAGATGGCACTCTGGGTAGCATTTCCTGTACGGACATACTCTTCTATGAACTTATCCTGCTTGTCTGTCATAATATGCTCTCAGAGGCTCTGTAATGGCCTGTATTGAACGTTCTCCTATTGAGTAGTAGTAGGGTACTACTTACCCCTCTTATTAGCGTAGATAGCCTTACATTGCTTAGAGGCTTTAGACTTGGCTTTATATACCTTTCCCTTAGAACCGCACTTATATCCACCCTTAACTTTTTTAACAGTCATATTAGTAAATTCTTATGAATGGTATTTTACCCTCCGGTGAGTGGAGAGAATATATATATATAATATTACAGCAAGAGGGGGTGGGGTACCCTAGCCAATCGTCACTATTGGCCGAAGGTTCGGTTACGAGCGCCGTCGAGTCCTCGATGGACGAGACGGGAGAAGCGAGAGAACAGTGCGGTAGCAACATTGCGTGTGTGTGGGGGAGGAGGATATCTTTCACCGGGTCTAACAGACACAGCAACGGCGGGATAACAGATGGGAAGGCCATCTCTCTCTTACAGTATATGAGACTAATGACTGGCGGGTGTTCTTACCGAAGGCTCCCGGCGCTGAGCCTTGGATTGACCTATGGCTGGGCGTACTCCGTCCACTGAACATCCGGAGTAACTAACAACCGGGAGGAGTGAACGGTCGCGCATAACCTGTGGTCAGGGGTTTTGATAAACTGTATCGTGCGCGCAACGGCGGGTTGTCGGCTTAACAAACGCTGTGAGGCTATCAAGGGGAAAACCCCGCGTACGTTAAATTTTAACGTACAAATGGCGGTTGAACGTTAAACGCGCTATGGATCTTCAGATAAGACAAGGGTAGACAGGGGATGTGGGATTTGATAAGATTCAGGTTCTGGAGCAATCACGCCCCAGGAGCAACGGAGAAATCAAAGGTAATCTTAAAATGGATACAGAGGCTTTAATCAGCACTTTAAAAAAGGAAAACAAATTGCTCCGACAACAGC